CGATGCGGTCCGCGCTGGTGATGTCGAAGCGCCTGATGTTCTGGTCGGTGGTACGCCCTGCCAGGCATTCAGCATCGCCGGCTTACGCGAAGGCCTGTCTGACGACCGCGGGCAATTAACTCTTTCTTACGTGGAATTAGCCAATGCAATCGACACAAAGCGCCGCGAACGCGGTGAACCAGAATCAATCATCGTCTGGGAAAACGTCCCCGGCGTGCTCAGCAGCAAAGACAATGCCTTCGGGTGCTTTCTGGCAGGACTTGCCGGAGAAAGCAGTGAGTTGCAGCCAGCAGGGGGAAAATGGACGCACGCAGGTTGTGTGTCTGGACCAGAAAGGGTTATCGCCTGGCGCGTCCTTGATGCTCAATTTTTCGGAGTGGCCCAACGACGCCGCCGTGTGTTCGTTGTCGCAAGTGCTCGAAAAGGATTCGATCCCGCAGCGGTACTTTTTGAGCAAGACGTCGGCGGCGGGTCGACTGAGGCGAATAATGTTGGGGGCGAAGGATGCTCCAGCACAGTTGATAACTGCACTCTCTATCGCTTCAGAAGAACAGACTCATACATCGATGACGGAGTAAGCAGCACGCTTTCGGCCAGAGATTATAAGTACCGTCGAGAGCTTGTTGTTATGGCCGATAATCGCGTAAGAACCCTTACCCCTCTCGAATATGAAAGGCTTCAGGGATTCCCTGATGGGCACACGCTAATCCCGTACGAGGGAAAACTTGCTGATGATGCGCCGCGTTACAAGGCGATCGGCAACAGCATGGCAGTACCGGTTATGCGCTGGATTGGTGAGCGCATCGCCACAGCGCTGCCAGCAGAGAAGTTGAATGGTGATTATGGTGGGAGTAAAACCCCGCTCGACCAGCGCGACCTCTGGCGCACCCCACCAGCCCTCTTCGCTGCTCTTGACGCTGAGTTTTGCTTCCAACTGGATGCCGCTGCGGCGCCGCATAACGCGCTGTGCCGGAAGTTCATCACAGCCGAGCAGAACACGCTGGAAACGCCGTGGGCTGATTACCTGAATGTTCCAGGCTACGTCTGGCTGAACCCGCCATACAGCGACATCACGCCCTTCGTTAAGAAGGCTGCCGTCGAGAGTTCCAATCAGATCGGCACGGTCATGCTGGTACCGGCAGACACATCGGTTGGCTGGTTTAAGGAGGCTATCCAGACCGCCAGCGAGGTTCGCTTCATCACCGCTGGGCGGCTGGCATTTATCAACCCGGTCACCGGTAAGCCAGTATCGGGAAATAACAAAGGGTCGATGCTCATAATCTGGCGACCGTACCCGCGTACACACTGCCACTTCGCAACTGTGGACCGGGACGAGCTGATGGCTTTCGGGGCGAAACTTCTCGCCCGCCGGGAGGCCGCATGACACCAGCAAATGAAAACGCCATCCGCGCCGCCTGCCGCCGCTGCACCGAGGAAATCCAGCAGGCCATGCGCAAGAAGCCAAAGCCTAACTGGAACGAAACTGTGCCTCCCATCATCAACAAGCATCACAAGAAAATTGAAGCTCTGGGAGTTAGCCTCCTGGAATTCGTCGTATACACAGGGCGGCTAAATCGCCGCTTCGGAGTGGAATCGTGAAAGTTTATATTGCCGGGCCCATGAGCGGCCTACCTAATTTTAACCGCGCCGCTTTTAACCATGCGCATTTTCATCTCTGGTCGAAAGGCCATATTGTTCTGAATCCCGCCCGTCTACCAGATGGATTAACCCAGGCCGAGTACATGGACATCTGCCTGTCTATGCTTCGCTGTGCTGATGCTATCTACATGCTTGAAGGCTGGGAGCACTCCGCTGGTGCCCGAGCAGAGAATGCGCTGGCCGAGAAGCTTGAAATGGAAATTATCTTCCAGGAAGAGGATCGCGCCGCATGAACCGAGCCTCACCAGTTGAGTTGAGGAAGTGCCTTGAGACCGCCCAAATGCTCGCTCAGGCAGGAATAAGATTTGTGCCAATACCTGTCGAGTCAGAGGAGGAGTTCCAAGGTCTTTTAGCTGCCTTAGACCGTAGACTTGAACGCATGGCGGTCGAAGCCGAGAAGAATGAAGGCGGTGCAGCATGAAAGCACTAATCACCAGGGAGCTTAAGGCTCCTTTTTTATTGCTGGCGTTCACATTCAACCGAATTAACCGACAGTTCCGGGAGCATTGACCATGGCCGACATCATCGATACCGCAGCAGAGATTGAAGAGCTTCAGCGTAACGCTGCCCTTTCCGCTCACCGCATCGACCGCAAAGCCGTATCAGCTGAGCGTTGTGAAGAATGCGACGAACCAATTCCCGAGCCGCGGCGCGCTGCCGTTCCCGGCTGCAAAACGTGTTCCAGCTGCCAGGAAGAGATCGAACTCAAGAATAAGCAGAGGGGGATGTGATGGATTACAGCAAGCTGAGTGACAAAGAAATTAATAAGTTGGTGGCATTCGCATTAGGCTGCAAAGAGGTCGCTCCCGATATCTTCATGAGCGATGATCGACGGTACGAGTTTGATAAACCAAAGAATAAATCAGGTAACAAATTCTTCTTCGATCCATGCAATAACCCGGCGGATGCGTGGCCGATTATAACCGCAAATAAAATCAGCCTTTATGCAATGAGCGAAGCGGACAAAAGAGGCGGTTGGGGGGCCGAGGCTTTTCATCCCAACGATACATATAGCTTTAACGATAACCCACTTCGCGCCGCAATGATTGTCTTCCTCATGATGCAGGAGTCAGCCAATGTTCAGGATAATCCAGCCTAATACCTGGTACGCCGATCCCCACGGCGCGCCCTGCAAAATCCTCCGCACCACCCACGAAGTCATCCACTACATCCGCAACGGTCGCACCTGCATCGCCAGCATGGGCCGCTTTCAACACGAATTTGAACCGCTGACCAAAGCACAGGCCGAGCGGGTCGCCGAAGAAATCGAAACAGCAGAACACCTGAAGAAGCTGCGCGCCCAGCGTGCGGCATGAGGAGAGAGCATGAAAGTACTGATAGTTTTTGAAAATGTCCCCGAAACTACTGATCTTTTTATCGTTGAAGCAAACGAAGAAGATTTGAAGGACTTGCGGCTATCGCATGGAAATTACATTAATTCGGTGGATAACGAGGACATTGAGAATGCAATCTCACGCGTAAACCTTCGACTCGGATCGCCCAATGACTATTCAGCGGAAGCGGCGACTGAGTGCGGCCTTGCTCAAGAAGAAGTGGGCAAGTGGGATGGTTCAGCTGTAGATACTGGCGAACCGATCCTTGTTTATGAGGGCCGCATCGAAATGGTTGTTGTGACCGGATTCATCATGTGACGCAACTGATAGCCAGTTATGAGCTGGCTATTGGGTGCGAAAGCACTGCCTCACATCCCTTGATGTTATTGCCGCCTACGGGCGGCTTCTTTTTGCCTGGAGAAAACCATGAGCGACATTATTCAGTTGGTACCGAATAAATGGGTCACAGAGGAACTTTTAACTGCGACAACCGGCATGTCAAAGCACATGATTCAGCATGCCCGCCGGTCTACCTGGATGGAGGGAAAGCATTATCGCCATGTTGCCCCTGATATGGCACCTAAGCAAAACAGCCCAATCATGTATAACCGCGATGAGATAAACCACTGGATCGAGCACCAAAGCCCAGCGAAACGCCGGAGAATATCTGCTTAAATGTCCTTTGGCACATCAAACGAGGAATGATTATGGCAGCATACCCAACAGGCGTAGAGGTTCATGGCGAATCGTTACGCATATGGTTCATATATCAGGGGAAGCGTGTCAGGGAAAATCTCGGCGTTCCTGACACGCCAAAAAACAGGAAAATGGCAGGGGGACTTCGGGCTTCAGTCTGCTTTGCGATAAAGACAGGCACATTCAATTATGCCTCGCAATTCCCTGATTCATCGAACGCAGAGAAATTCAGCACTGTCAGAAAGCAAATCTCACTACTTGAACTGAAATCGAAATGGCTTGGGCTTAAGGAGATGGAGCTTAGCCTCGGGACGTTGAGGCGTTACGATTGCCACCTCACAACCACTATCGAAACAATTGGTGAGCACAGGTATATCGGCAGCCTGAACACTGAAGATATCCTTAGTGCCAGGAAGGAGCTACTGAACGGCTGGCAGAAGACCAGACATGGCCTAAATCATCCACCCAAAAAGGGAAGAAGCGTTCCTACAGTCAATAGCTATATGGCATGCCTTGGCGGGATGCTGAGCTTTGCTTTCAAAAGTGGCTACCTGAAAACCGATCTGATGGCAGGTATTACCCCTCTCGCAAAAGAAAGACCCATTCCAGATCCTCTTACTTCTGATGAGTATCAGAGAGTGGTTGCGGCCTGCCCAACGCTACAGTTTCAGAATATGGTTATCTTTGCGGTAAATACAGGCGTCAGGCATGGCGAACTAAGCGCGTTATCCTGGGAAGATGTGGATACTGTCAACTGGACTGTTACAGTGTCACGGAACTATTCCCTGAAGGGAAACTTCACCCT